GTTCATGGCCTTTTGTTGCAGTTCGGACAAACCTGCGTCCTTACCTGTGCGCAACATACGCTCGAACGCTTTGCTGTGCTCGATCTGTTCTTCGGTCTTTGCGTCTTTGTCAGTCGCGCCGGGGCGGTTGGCCTTCTTCACCAGTTCATCCATAGACTTGCGCTGCTCGTCCATGTCTGCATTGATTTTTGCCAACTTCAAATTCAAATCAGCAACGGCCTCACCGGACGCTTTGGCGGCGATGATTTGATCGTTGGTCTTTTTGAATTCTTCCCACGCTTTACCTTGTGCTTCCACAAGTTGCTTAACTTCATTCATGTCGGACATAATTGTCTCCTAAGTGATTACTGCGGAATGGCGGATGCGCGTGATTTTAACGCGTCCAATACTTGCTTCATTTCGCCGTTGTCAGCATCACGCAGCAACAAGCCCTTCATCCTCGACACGAATGTCTTGGACACATTGCGGCTCAACCCCACATCACGCAGGTATTGCTCCGCTGTTTTCAAATCGGTAATCTGCTCGATGGTCAAGCACTCCTCTACCGTGCCGCCCGTCATAGCGGCCAATGATTTACTTGTCGGGAAGAATTCGGCCAGCGCCTTCGCTGCAACCAATACGTTCTCACCGATCATGCGCGGCTCCATCGGAGTGACGGTCAGCGAGTCACGCATCAACGGCCAACTCACAATCTCACCAGACGCTTTCTTACGCACGCCAGATGACACTGCCTCGCTGGACGTGCCGACAATACCCGCCTCGATCAACTTCTCCAAATGCTGCACATACTGCGAGCGACGATTGAGCACGCGTTCGACAAAGATGCCGGTGTCGTCTATGCGCGCCGTTTTCCAATCCACGGCTCCAAGAATATTGTGCTGAGAGTTGCCAGACTTTTCACTGTCACGCCCGTGTTCAAAATCGACGTATAGCAGTCCGAGGTCAGTGTAGCTGCTGTCAAACTCGGTGTTTTTTGTAAAGAACTCGCCAACGAGGTCTTTGCCGCCGAACAGCACCATGTAGTTGCCAACACGAAGTTCGGTGTCAGTTTTTGACACGGCTTTGAGATTATTCTGCATCATCTGTCTCCTGCTCTGTGGCGGCATCTGTGGGTTCTTCCGCCTCTTGCGCCACGTTGACTGGAATACGCAACTCATCCGCGCCATCGTCGTCAATTGGATTTAGGTCGAGCTTATCCCGACCCTCGTTTGGTGTCAAAATACCACCATTAACATAGCCGAGCAAGATGTCCTTCGTTTCGAGCATACTTGCGCGCATCAAACCTTCCTCGACAAAGTTGAAGTAATAACCCGCCTTGCGCTCTGCTTCGGTCAGCAAATTTTTGTCCATCGACTGTTCAAGACGCTGGAACCACGGCGACAGAGTGTGGATAAGGTGCGCAAGAAAATTTGCGCTCGACCCGGCGTATGTGCTCGCCTTGTCGCTGCCGTACACCATAATTGGTGACACGCGAGCAAAGCGGCATATCTCTTCGATCTGGAAGCGGCGAGTCTCTAACGACTGCGCATCGACACCCGACATTGCGGTTTGCACCCACTTTGCCGAGCGATCCATGATGAGGGGTTTGCCCGCATTATCCGAACCGGCCAAATGCGTGTGTACCCACTTAGCCAACGCCTTGTACTGGTCGTCATTTAGCGAACCTTCGACCGAATACACGCCAGATGGCGCAACGCCGTTACGATGTAGCTTATTGGCGGACTCTTCAGTAGCCATAGCCAGCCCGATAGCATCACGTGCGATACGGACACACTCCAAACCTTGCCAGCCACTCCATGACGGCCCCTTGACGTGCCAGATGGCCTCGGCTGGGAATGTCTGTGTGGAGCCGTCGTCGTCCGACTTGACCTCGTAGGTCAGTTGCCAGTTTTTGTCACGTTTCACCGTGACTTGGTGTGGCTGGAACGGGAGAAGCTCTAAGATTCGACCGCGTGGGCCGCGATTGATGAATGAGAAGTGATTACCGGTTAGAACGCAATGCCAAACGACCTGTTCACGGTACTCGAATGATGTTTGAAAGTCGTTTGGTGACGACCCCATCAGACCATAAAGGCTGTTGTCACGTGCCGCCGTGCGTGTGCGACGCTGTTTGGCATCCACACCTTCGACCATTAGCTTCAGCGGCACTTGTGCCACGCCCTCACCAAGCACACGGCACACGGCAAAGACTGCCGCGACCTGCATCGCTGTGGTGTTGTTTACAGATTTTCCAGATGCGGATTTGTACCCGTTGAGCACTTCGCGCAACAAATCCATCGTTGATCCTGATTTTTGCGATGGTGCGTCGAAGAAGAGGCTCATTTGGTCGCCTTGCTGAGTGAGTAGGCCGTGAATATGGCAAACGCCCCGCCGATGATATATGCGCTAGGGACGTGCATCATTGCCACACCACACACGATGAGTGCTGCGCCGATAACGGCTAAAACGTCAGGCAAATGGCGCATCGGGCACACCTCTATGGGTCATATTGCTGGGAGGGTAGCATTGTGAGCGTAATCGCGTCAAGCCTCGTTCTCCCAAAAGGATTTGACCGAGGCAGGATTGAGCGCCATGAGTGATACGGCATTGAGAAATGCCATCAACGGATCGATCTTGGCCGAGCCGCTTGCTTGCTTGGTGATGCTCACAGCGTTGCCTACTGGCACGATACGGGCGTTACCGACCGACCACGCCATGAGTGCTGAGTCGCCGTGCGCGATTTGACCTTCAGCCAACCATCGTTCGGAGGTCTTGATCGCCCCTGCCATTTTCCAGCCTTGGTTGATACCCACCACCTTGTCCTCGGTAATCTCCGCATCCATCAGCGCGTCAAGTATTGCTCCGATGCCGTACGGGTCAACGCCAATCTTGTCCAGCAGCCCCATATCGCTGATACGTTTGACGATTGCGACGACCTGCGCCACGTCATCGCCAATTTGCTCGACCATCACAAGGTCGCCGTCGCCCTTGAAGTCCATGAAACGTGCCGCTTCCTGCTTTCGACGCTCCAAAACGCTCGGATGTGCCCATGCGCGGCCCCAATGTAGCTTTTTTCCGCTTACTTTGTCGCGCCCAATGACGGCAAAACCGAGCAAGTCGTCCAGTCCGCCGCCGTCAATTCCGACATCCACAACGTCGGATCGGCGCAGTAATTCATCCAAAGTGAGGGTTTTATCGCCGTTTCGCTCCCAATAATCGGCTCCCGCCCATCGGTCGGAGCGTAAATTGAGCCCTATCTGGAGATTAAAGTGCTTTGCCAGCACTCCACGTAGCGATTCTTCCCCGTTTTCCTGACCTTTGCGTAGTTCCCTCGCCAAGAACACCTCATCAACAGACGCGCCGAGATTTGGGTTGGTTATGTACGCGTTTTTTACGTCCAAATACGCCTTGTCCTTCTCCATTTGTTCGGGCCAGTCGTAGAGGACTGGGAGGAACGATGGGTCGTGGATGCGCCCGTCTCGAACTCCACGCGCATAGTTTAGCTTTTGCAGAAACACGCCTGCTGGCGGCTGATCCGATTGCGTAGTCAGGTAAATTGTGCAGCCTTCAGGCCTCGATGCGAGACCGCCTGTTGCCTCACGCAGCATATTTTCTGCTTCAGGGCGCTTACCGAATTCGTGTAGCTCGTCTACCAGTACAAAGATGCCCTTTTTACCAGATACCGTCGCTGAGTCAGCCGCGACCACCTTGAGCGTCGCATTGTTTTTCCTATGGGTAAGCGTTTTTATGTGATCTTGAATGTGTATGATGTCAGATAACTCTTCGTCAGCACGAATCATGTCGCGCATCGGTGCGAACGAGTTCATCGCAATTTCAACGGTAGGAGCAAGTACCAACAGTTCCCCGCTGTCACGCCAGTTGCGTATCAAAGCGGTCAGCATAATTCCCGCAGCCAGTGTTGATTTAGAATTTTTCTTTGACACGCACAGGAAATACTCTTGTATCAATCTGCGCCCATTCTCTGCGTCGTATGAGCCGAATAGTGTTCGCACAAAGTCAAATATCCACGGACGACCTATCTCTCCAAACGTAGGGCGACCAGCCACATCAACGACCCGCAGATGTTTGAATACTTCAAGCGCAGCCTCCCCTTCATCTGGAAATAACGTAGGTAACGCAATGAGACTTTCGCCAGCAATTATGCGGCGTTCCCAATCTTTGCAGCTAGTGTCCCACTCTGGTTTTTTCATATTCTTCAACAGATTTTGCGCCTTTGGATAAATTATCTTTAGCCCACATTGGTCGCAAGTTTAGCAACGCCCAACACGCTTTGAAGTCGTCACAGCCGTCACTTTTTCATTTTGACACCCCCAACAAGGTAATTGAATTGGCGTCGGTAATCACAGTGTTGGCTGCGAAAGTCCTTGCAAAGACCTGTCCCGACATTGAAACTATATCACGTCTTACCCACCACCCGCAACGGCGGTGCGCTCGATTTGAACCGACCACCACTGGACACCTCGCGTGCCTTGTCCACAGCCTGCTCCTTTTTGCCCTTTTTGCCAGCACCCTCCGCTTTGCCCAACTCAGCCTGTGCCGCGAGCAACATGCGCAACGCATTGGAGCGTGTCGCCAAACTGATCGCCTTGAGCATACCTGCACGTCGTCGTCCGTCCTTGTCGCCAGCCGTCTCAGCCTCGATCAGTTCTTCCAACTCTCCGATGTGCGACGTGGTTGCGTCCAGTTCATCGAGCATACGACGCACTAAGTCGCCCGTAAGCTCCGCATTGGTCGTGTCGGGCGGTGTGGTGGGCGTGTGGCGCATCGTCTCAGGCGGTAGCGGAGGCAGGGCTGCGGCAGGCGGCGTGGGCGCATCTCCGCGTTTCCAGCCGTACTCACGTGCCATCTTGCGGATATACCCCTCCGACACGTTGTGCGCCTTTGCAAGCGCCGTGTTGGTCATGCGTTTTTCCTTGAAAGCGATTTCGATTGCTCGGAGGTCAGCCATAGTGTTTCCCCTGTCGTGCGGTGATTGCTGAGTGGCAGTCACGGTTGATTGCCATGAGGTTGCTCGGTGCGTCGATTTGCTCGTCTGTCCAACCCATGCCGCGCGCCTCGGTCTTGCCGACGATGTGGTGAACCTGATCGGCTACCCGCAGACGCTTCGTGCCACCCATGCAGTCGGGACACTGACACACGCCGTTAGCCGCCGCCAGTACCCGCAAACGTAACTTTTCCCACGCATAGCCATACCCACGAGCGTGCCGGTCGCCCCGCTTGTCGTCGGGTTGCCATTTGTGCGTAGCCGTCGGCTTTGCCGTGGTCTGCAATAGGCGAGGTTTTAGGCATGTCACTCTTGGACACATGGAGCGAGTGTACATCCGCGTTGCCACGCTCGTCAACAGTCACAGTTGTTGTCCTGAGGGTTGCGGACAAATTACAAAGTGCGGGACATGTACAGTCGCCCAATAACGGCGGGTGTTTGAGGGTGTTTTGTTCTCTACTTCCTCTACTACTCCTATCCCCTATAGAGAAAAGATATAAGTATAGAGAAGGTACTACTTATATGTAGTAAAAAGATATAGTAGAATTGAACCCCCCTCAGGACATCAAAGTAGAGGCAAGTCTTTGATTTTTATAGACGTGGTTCGGGACAAGAATCGCGTTGACAAATGATGGAATCGTAAAGTAATATATGAACATTACACTACTTCGTGTATCAATAATATCATGGTGCATAATTATGAGAACATCGAAAACAAAAATGGCGCTGGCTTGGATAAACGAAGCGCCGGGAAGAACACAGTACGCCGCAGCAAAGATGTTTGACGTTTCGCAGTCGGCAATATGTATCGCGTTGCAGCAGCAGAATGAGGCGGTGCGTCTTTGGAAAATGCACGGTGATAGCATCTTATCGCACACCGACGGACACCTAACCAACGGCGTAAAAAAGCGTGCCTTGCGTGGAAAGATACTGTGTGAGCGAGGTGTTGTCGGGGTGCGCCACGTGCATAAAGTGTCTAACACGGATCGAGCACTCGACCTCGTTGTTAGACACGGGATGTCGGTGTCGGAGGCGGCTAGAACATGTGACATTGGGGCGGCAGCAATATATGGGGCCCAAGCACGTGAGGCACATATGCGTGAGCAAATAGCCAAGGTTGAACCTGCAAGTTTTGGACGAATGAAAAAGTATCTATCGGACAAGCCCTATGCCGGTGCGGACGAGTTCATAAGATACTTTGAGGTTAGTCCAGAGATGGCTTCATACTGCATGAAGGCGATAGCTACTGATGTTAGACGGGGGCTGATGCCGAAGCCATTGTCAGATCGAGACATGGCGCTGCGGGAGGCCGCCAGCCTCATGCGTATGATCGGTGGGGAGCACGGCGAGGCTATGGCGCAGGCTATCGAAGCACTGTAAATCAACAACCCTGCCGCGTCCTGCGGTGGGGTATTCGTACAACCAACATCAAATTCGTACTACGCTTCGTACCGGACAATAGTTTCTCTGCGTGGGAC